CTTCTATATCTTGTGAAGTATTAGGTAATGTATCTCCAAACAAACTAAATCCATTTATTCTTCTATAAGTACCTTCATCAGATACTTCAAAGTTTCTTAACTTAGTAGCAACTCCGGGTGTCTTTAGCAGTGCTGAAGAGTTAGTAGACTTAACAAGTCCGCCAACTAAAGCTACTGAAAATGGCTGTGCTGATGACATTTAGAAATAAGTCCTATCATCTGTCATGTTACGAGGAGTAGCATTAATTAAATTAGACTTCATAGTCTTCATATTCTTTTTATACTCATCAAGTGCAAAAGCTGCTTGTTGAATATTTTCTTTAAACTGGTGTACATAATATCTTGCTTTTGAAGTTATTACATTACTATATTGTTCAGGCAATACTATGCTATCATCATGAGCTACCAAGCTTGTTGGTTTGGTGAAAGCATAGAAGTGCACATTATAAACCTTGTCGGGTATAGGACTTAATCCAAACTTTCTATGGTCTGGGCTTTTTATAACATGAGTAGGTTCACCGTGTCCAGCGTCTGAACCTAATGCATCATCTGCATTTTGACTATCTCTGTAATATCTTTTCCAATCGTCTAAAGATAAAAATCTTAAACCTTTGGAAACAAAAGGGGCTGTTTCACCACTTACATTTATTGTTGTTAGATAAAAATCATCCCAATCTATTGATGAGAAATCTGTAGCAATACTAGAGCTACCAGATTTTAATGTGTACCATCTAGTTCCTGCTACCGATGCAACAGTTACATTCCCATAAAAAGGGTCTGGGCTTCCACTAGTTCCTGCTGAGAGGAATGGTAGTTGGGGTTCGTCATTAGCTATATCAAATATAGATTTATTAATTGAATCTTTTACAAACTGTTGTAAGCCTACAGCACTTGTAAAGTTTCCAGAAGTTAAAACAACTTCGTTAAGTTCTCTTAGTACTTCGTTTGTTAAATCTAAATATGTTGTAGCCATTATTTTTTACCTGTAGCTTTTATCTTTGATTTTTTACTTAAATCTTTTAAATGAAATAACTTTACACTAGTTTTAGTGTGTGCTTTATTTGTATGTAAAGTACCGTCAGCCATTTTATGAGAACTGCCTTTATGTTCGGTACCATCTTTTTTATAGTGTTTTACGCCTTTCATATTAGCAAGGTTTAGCTTTTGGCATATCACCAGATTTATATTCAGGTTGACCACCATTTTTATACATCATTCTGCCCATATTAGCTTTTGTTCTTGCAGCTTTTTGCATACCACCATCCATCATTGTTTCTCTTCTAGCTGAAGCATTACCATCTTTTTTCATCTTGCCACCATCTGTTTTTTTATTTCTTTTCATTCCGTACATATTTATCTCCTTTTTAAATTAGGTGGAGGAATCCTAAAACTCCTCCGGTTGGTATCAGTTAATACCGTAGACTTTATTACTAATCCGCTTGGGTTGTTGTAATTGCGTCTTGAACTTTACACTGCCCGTTAACATACCAGTTAGTGCCATCGCACCATACATGAACAAAATCTCCATGTAATGCTTTGTTAGCTACTAATGAAATAGTATCTGCGTCTTCAACAAACGCTACACTTCCTGCTGCATCTTCTGCTGAAGATATGCTACCTACAATAATATTAGCACTTGCTGCTGTTACTATTGTATGTGTGCCTGTAGGAACTGTTCCTCCAACATAAAACCAAAACTCTAATCCTGCCGCTGGGAGAGGAAGAGTTGAGACTTTAGCTGCTGCTATATTCATTATAAAACGAGTACCTGACTCTGCTGCTGTAATTACATTAGTTGCAACTACTACTTCAACGTCTGAAGGCTTCTGAATTTTCTCAGATAATACTCGAACATCAACTGTTCTTGCTGAATTACGTCCAGTATCTCTTATATTTTCAATTGTCATTTTTATTTACCTCTTGTAAAATTTATGTGTTAAAAGTAGAGGAGTCCGAAGACCCCTCCAAATTCGACAACTTAGTCAATACCGTAGAAAGCACTTACTATAGCTTCGTCTCTAAGTACTTTCGCACCATAGACATGAAGACCACGCACAATGTCACCAAACGATGTTGGGTCTCTCAACACTTCTGTTGAAAGGATTGTGTTAGCAGTTGCAGTAGAAGACATGTGACCAGCCATACATTTACCAGCAGCATTAGATGTTGCAGCAATGTTGTTTGACTTGTACATTTCAAATCCTCTTAGTTTTCCACTAGATACTAATCCATTTCTAATTGAGCCTTGTCCACCATTGTAGTCGACAGATAGCAATTTAGAACTAGATTGTCCTAAGACTTCATAAAAGTCAGGACTTGCAACAAACCATCTACCTTCTTCAGGTACATTCTGTTCGTCTAATAGTCTTGACATTCTACCCATAAGGTCTAGAGGGTCGTGTTCACCAGAACCAAAACCTATATCCAGACCACCTGTTCCATCAAAAGTTCCAGCTGCTAAATCAACAGCACTGTCTGAACCTAAAATGTGATTAGGTGATGAAGCTGAACAACCGGCAAACATAGTTGCTAATACAGCAGCGTCATATGAATCTTTCAATGCATAAGCAGCTGATGAAGAAGCCATTTCTTTGAAGTTGACATGTGACATATTACTTTCAATATCATCAACGATGAATTTAAAAGCTTTAGCACTATCAACAACCAAAGTAATCTCTTGGTCTGTCAGTCTAGTTTCAGTTGTATCGCTATTTCTTGTGTAATCAGACACTGAAATAACGGGTTCTTTAATTATCTTTACGGAATCTCCGAAAGATGAAATTTCACCGGCATAGTCGGTGTTAGTAATTGCTTCAATAACCGAGGCTTTCCTAAAAAAGTTCATTACCTTTTTAGAGTAAACCGAAGGTAAAAAGAAACTATTGTTCTGTCCGGCAACTGAGTTTCCAAAGTTGGCGTTAGTATCCGTGCTCGGTTCAAAAAATTGAGCCATGATATTTTCTCCTATTTATAGTTAATTTAAAATTTTGCCCTGTTGCCAAGCCTCTGATATAGCAGTTTCGTGCTTATCAAACTCTTGTGCAGACATTGCATCAATTTCCTTTAATGACCAGACCTTCTCCTGATTAGGTTCTATACTAGTTGTTTTAGTAGAGACCATGTCAGCAGCAGACTGCCTAGTCGGTTTTTTAGAAGACAACTTAGTCTTCGTAGGTTCTATACCAAAGTCCTTTTTAAAAAGGTCTAAAGCACGAGAAGCTAAATCGGCATTGTCATTGTTGTCATATACCCAAGCTTGGATAGATGAGTGCTGTTCTTTTGCCCACTCATGAAAATCATCACTGTTTCTGATATCACCAAAATCAGGATGCTTTTCCATTAACCTCTTTTCTGCAGCGTCTTTTACTAAACCGGTCTCACGTTCTTGGAGTTTACTAAGGCGTTCTTCTAGAACTTTTGCTTTAGACTCAGATTGCATATGAGCAACGGTTTCCACTACTTCATAAACATCAGGATATTCAGTTTTAAATCTTTCTAATTCTTCTGGAGATTTAGGAGCTTGGTAAGCTGGTCTATTGCTAGTAGCTTCATCCATTAACTCTTGTTCTCTAGACTTAAATTGATTAAGTTTAGTATCATAATGTTTCTTTAAATCATCATAGCGTTTTTTATAATCTGGCTTTTTATAAGGACTAACCTTACTAGTTTCCAGTTCTTTAGTATTAACACTTCCTTCAGCTTGCACTTCGGTTATGTCATCACTATTGAAAAGCTTATTTTGGGGCTCTTCAAAAAACATACTATTTGATGATATAAATGGTTTATCTTCTTCATTGTGCCATTCCTTATTTGTATTATAAGGGTTTGGTACTTCTTCTTCTCTGACTGTATTAGTCATCTTCTTTCTCCTCTGGGGGCTTAATTCACAAGGTAGCTCTATGTCGACTAGAGGGCTTGTATGTAAAGGTAGCCTTTTGGTTTAATTTGATAAAGTGCCGATTAATTACATCGGGTAGCTTTATCTACTGTTTGGGTTTAATCTAGGATTAACTTTACGCATGTCATTAGAAACATCAGATTCTTCATCTTCTATTTCTTCTTCATCGTAAACTCCTCCCATTGCAAACCCTTCTCTTTCTCCTGCAGCATCTTCAGCTTCTTTCATCATAGACATTAAAACGTCTTCTCCGATTTCTTCCACAGCTTTTG